ACCAGCTCCTTCGCCATTTGCATATATCCATACACTTACACTTCCACCATCATCAAATATATCATCATGATGATTACTAGTGTCTGCAATGTTAATTTCATAATCAGTTCCTGTATCGTAACCTGGAAACCAAGCTAATTGATTATAAGATTGCAATGCTGTTTGTGGTATATCAAGTTGTTGGTCTGCATCTGTCCAACCTGATGCTGTGCCTATTTCTTTTAAAGAAAGATTATCTAAATATAGGTCAGCATCATTGTCATCTCCATGTTCTTTGCATGTAAAAAATGTTGTAGTAGCAGTTGCTACAAAATCTAAATATTCTCCAACAACAGATGTTGTAGCGGTATTACTTGCCCAAGAATTAACTTCTCCATTTGTATTATCATCTGCGCTTTCTCCTACTTTAAATACAATTAATGATTGAACAGCATGATTTGTTATCCTTCTATCCCATTGCATTCTATAAGTTCTTCCTACAATGGTAGTGGTAAAATTAGTATGAGCTAAATCTGCATGAGTATCACAAGTCATTCTTAATGATTTTGCACCCTGAGTTACATTAGCAGCTTGACTTCCAAAATTTGCCATTCCTACATTAGTCCAGTTAGCATAGTCATCAGCCTCAGATGCACTAGAGTGTTCAGGTGTAACAGCATTAGCTTGTGTATTTAATTCATCACCATAAAATGTAGTTGTTGCATGATGTTTATTAGGGGGTGTGACATCTGAAGCATCAAGTATATATGATTGTTGTCCTCTATGTCCATCATTCATTGGATACCATATCTTAAGATTAGAGTTTGTTAATGATGTACCACCTCTATTTAAAGCTAATTGTTCTGGATTGAGATAATCGTATAATACATCATCTGCTGTCCATGCTGCATCCCATACCTGAACATCACTTATCATCCCCGTAAATTCAAGAGCCCCAGCGCCTATATAAGTGCCTATAGTTAGATTACCATCTAAGACATCTAATGTGATAGATTCTTGTTCTACAAAAACTCCATTTAAATAAAAATCAGCAGTATTAGTGCCACCCCCAGTATATACCATTGCTAATCTATACCAAGTATTTAATTCTACTGTAGCAGCTGTAGTTACTATAGGAGATGAATATGCGGAAAGAAATAAGTTACCAGAGGTTTGTCTTATGCCTATACCACTCATTTTACTTGACGCACCCTTACCTATTGATACTATATAACTATTAGAGCTACTAAAAGCTGCAATATTAAACCAAGCTACCAAAGTATGACTTGCATTACCTAATGCTAAGTTAGCATTAATTCCTACGTTTAAATAATCATTAACCCCATCAAACTCTAATGCTCTACCTGAATATATTTGTCCATGATTGTTGTTACCAGAGGTATCTAATGCTCTGGCTTTTGTTGGTTTTTGAATTGTTTGTATAGTAGCAGCCATTATGATAAAGTCCCATTATTAGTTCCTGTAGAATCATTTGCATCTGCACTAAGATTCCACCATGATACTAAATTTGTTGTTTCACTTGATGTTAAACCTGCATAGTTTTTCCACATAATAGATTTGATTTGTGCTTGAGTTAATACACCTGTCCATACTCCTATATTACATAAATACCCTCCATAAAAAGCCTGAATAGAACCACTTACCATATATGCACCTATATTAATTCCAGTGCCTCCAATGTCATGAGAAGATTCTGAATCTGAATCATATAATACTCCATCTAAATATAATTTTATAGTTGTACCATCATATGTTCCTGCTACATGATGCCATTTATTATCTTCAACAGCAGAAGCTGGGAATTCGGAGTGAGAATTCCAATCAACTATCCATCCATAAGTATCGTCATCATTCCTTCTAAAAAGCCATTTATCATAAGCTGGATTATTACCAGAACCAATAATACCAGACCAACCACTTGTATCAGTAGTTTTCATCCATAAAGACCATGAAAGTGTAGTTCCAGTAGAAAGAACAGTAGAAGTATCTATATAATCATCAGTGCCATCAAAATAAGCAGCACCATCACTTACAGGTACGACTGAGCGTGCATTGTAATCATGTTTTAATACAAGACTATCCCTTATAATACCAGGAGTTGAAAGCACTGAAGACTTAACTGAATTTTTTAAACCTAAGCTAGGCATCGTTTAACCTACGTAACAAATACATGCACCATTAGCATTAACTGATACAGAAGTCCATCTGCCATATATAGTCATACCTGATGGAAATAAATCAGAATTAGCCAATGTATCACCACCATTCTCATATCCATCATCAGCTACTCCAATATATTTAGATGCATCTTCTGGAGTTAAAACATCAAAATCAGTATCTGAAATCATTGTAATTGCAACTACTACTCCAGTTGTTGGAGTAAATGTAGTTCCATCTGTATCTAAGTATACAGAACCAACTTGTCCCATTGATGAGTTTTGTGCTTCCTGAACTGTGTAGCTATGTAAGCCACCTCTTTTACCTGCCATTTTATTCTCCTTTCGAGTTCTACGTTAAGGTCTTGACTTGACCGTGAATGTAGTATTTATCTTATTGCATGTGAACCAGAGGATGTTATCCTAAGTCCACTAATCCTTGAATTTTCGTGTTTCTCTATCATTTTCTTAAACTCTCTCATTGCATACTCACGTAGTTTAAGTTCACCAGCATCTTCTGCTAGTTTTGCTTTCACATAATATACTAAAGCCTTCTGTAAATATAAAGGTAAATCAAGTTCAAATGATTCATCCTGTAATACTGATATATTATAAAATAATTCTGGAACTTCTTCAAATATTCCAGCTACAGTACCACTACCATTATATTTAGTGTAAAGAGTAATAAAACCAACTCCAGCTTCCTTAACTTTATGAAGACCATTAAATCTTCCAGCCTTCTCCAATACTACATAACTTCCTTCTCCTATACCTTTCTCAGAAGCATAATCGTAAGAACCCGCATCCTGAAGTTTTAATAATCCATCAAAAGATATAAATGTATCTAGTTGAGTATCTTTATCCTCTGATTCATCTATTCTATAAGTAGGAGAATATACATATTTAACCTTTAATCCATCCTCTACAGAAGATTGAGGAGATTCCCATCTTTGTCTAGATGCTCCTGGACCGTAATCTTTACTAGTTATATCATTATCAAAACTAACATCCTTTTCAACGATAGCTACTTGATTACCTTCTAAATACCATGCATATTGTTTACTTGTAGCCATTATGTGTTATCCGCATCTTTAACTACTGGTTTATGTATCATTCTAGGGATACTCCTATATTCATCTTTTGAATTTAAATGATTCTTAACTCTTATATCTATCATCTTAACCATTTCATTTGGAAGAGTATAAAATCTTTGGTCTTCAGTTATATCAAATCTTTCAAGTCTAGTATGAGTTTCTGTAAGCATATTAATCTCTTCTAATCCATCCTTTATATATGCAATAACTCTTCCTGTCTCTTCAGCACCTACTCTTTCCATCAGTTCTTGAACTTTCATATCGCCTCCTATGCGCTTATATCTTCTACTATAGCAGCTACTTGAATATATACTGTTGAAGTACCTAATGCACTAGGAACTCCATTTGTAAGAGCACATGTACCAAAAATTAAATTTGGTTGAAGTACTCCGTTTAATTTAAGTACAAGTAATTCACCTGGCACTATAAACATATTATTTTTATCATTGGATATAGTTCCATCAAATTCGGGATTTGCTCCTGCAAAATTTAACATAACACCTTCATTAGTTTTTTCTTTTAACTTAGTTCTATATCCTGTATGTTTTATAGCAATCCACAATATTTTATCTCCAGCAGCTAAAGTATCACCAGTAGATTCATTGCCTAAAAATTCATCACTTGTCACGAGGAAAGCTACAGGACTAGTTCCTACAGTATTCTTCTTATATACCCACTTTTGCGTAGCATCAAAAGGTTCATAATCTAAGGAACCTGTAAATCTTGTTTTTATTTCATCAAATAATATGGAAGCAGATAAGCTTCCAATACCTTTATCGGCCATTATTCTCCTCCTTCTTTTGGTTGCTGAGACTGTCTTTGTTGTTGTTTAGAGGATTGCGATGGACGTTCCTTCTGTTTAATCGACATAACAATTCCTTGATTATATTCGTTCATAAGAGCTGTATATTGCTCAATAAACCACTTATATTTAGAAAGTGATTCTTGTAGTTCAGCTGTATATTCAGCTATATCATATTGATATTTATATATTTCAGACCTATATTCTCCAGCAGCAATCTGAGCATCTCTATCAGAATTCTTAGTAGAAGTATCTAAATCTGCTTTAAATATATCTAAATCTTTTTGAAATAATGTATTCTCCTGTTCATGCAATTTAGCATACTCGTCAATTCTTTTACTCAATAAATCAGAGTACTTTTCTGCTGTATCAAAATCTTCTTTCTTAATATTAGACTTAATTGAATTAAAATCTAAAATTAATTCTGGAGGAGAATATACAGGAAAGGAAGGCAAACTTACATTATCTATATCAAAATTAGGCACATTTGGAGTAATAGGTTTAGTTGGTAAATTATTATGTATATCATTTGCTGCTGATAAAGCAGACATTGATGATGCAAATAGTATAATTAAATTCTCATATTCATCTGGAAAACTAGATATAGTATTGTCTGCATAATTTGCTGTTCTATAATTAATATGACTTATATGCGCTTCTTGATTACTGCCAGAAGGAGCAGGCAATACATATAATTTTGTATTTAGAAGAAAAAATGCTGGATTATAAGCACTTCTATAATGAAGACTACTTGAATCGGTAGCTAAATATCTAAGTTGTGGTGATATTTGAGATGCCGACCTTAAATCAGCAGTACTTCCATTTTCTCTCACTACAGACAAAACTCTTCCTTTGACTTCAATGCCACTATTATCATCAACAGAAGAATTGCTAGCAAATTTATAAGATTCAGCTGGCCTCAAATTAATAACTTTATTTGTCAAATCTTTTATTCCCTCATCTAAAAATTGAGTTAACTCTTCTTGAGTTGGTGTGGAAGATAGACCTATATCAATTTTAGTTATAGATTCCACTCTCTGTTCAAAAGTTCTTGCCATTATTATATACTAGCTACAAATACTTCTAAGTCAACAACGTCTGTATCAGCTTCAGCTGTTATTTCTACTAAATCGCCAAAACCAGCAGCATAAGTTTGGTCATTATCTTCATTTCCTGTTGCATTAGATGCTGTCTCGGCTCCTGTTGTTGCATGTCTTGTAACAACAGTATGTGCTGTTGCTTGATAACCATCACTAGCATCATATGCTGGAGTTGTTACTCCAACACTTGCTCCACTTGCTGTAATAGCTGCAGATGAAACTCTCAATCCAGGTATAATTCTATTTGTTGCAGTAATACTGGTAACATTATTATTACCCGAAACACAGTCTCCTGTTGTCTCTCCAAAGCCTAATGGTACTTGATTTGCAAGCATTGTATCTATAACGCCGCTATCATTATCCCCATTATATATATAAGATTGCCCAGAATCTAATTTTACACAAAATTCATTGTTATATTCATTCTTAAATACTAAATACGCAAAATTAGTATCATCTTTATTTGTTACTCTAATATATCTAACCTTTGATTCGTCAAATTGTCCTGCCGCTACAGATGTACCAAAATTTACTAAAGTAATTTCTGATAACGGAACAGAGACGATTCTTTTTGATACTTCATTAATAGAAGATACCGTAAGACTATTAGTTCCGCCTTGTTGTGTCCCATTCAAACTTATACTTTCTGTTAACGTTACAGTTAATGCAGCAGGCGTTATTGTTGTTGCCATTCAAAATCTCCTTTTAATTTTTAAGTTAGAGCCCACCCCCTTTTGGAGAAACAACCAAAAGAGAGCAGACTCATTATTTATTTATGCGAGTGTCACACCACCATCTGCATTAGTTGCACCTTTTGCATACCAATTAGTACCATCACAAAGCAGTTCTACCCAGTCACCTGCGACAGCTACGCCATCAGCAAATGAAATTGTAGTATGTCCTGCATTGTATAGTCCATCAGTATCAGTATCAACTTCTAATTCAACAATGCCATTTGTTATAATGACATTAGTATCAGCAGAAGTCTTCTCAGTGATAACATAATCAGCACCAGAAGGAGCAGTTTTAACAATAAACTTAATGTTAAAACCTGCACCTGCATCAGCAACAGAAGGAAGTGTTGTCGTAAATTCTGTAGTAGCATTTAAGAAAAACACTTTTCCACTATCGCCAGGGGTAAGAGAAGTAGTAGCTGTCAAATCATGACAGTAATTACCACTCCATCCAGCTCTTGAACCTAGTTTAGCCATTATCTACCTCCTTAGTGAACGCTACTACTTGGAATATGAGTTGCTAAAAGAACAAGCAACTTTATTACTCCAGAACTAGCAACTACGTTAATGTCAACATCAATAGTATCAGCTGAACTATAGTAAGCTCCAGTATCTACTCCTACTTCTGTAGAGCCTGAACCTTGTCCAAAACTATGTATAGTATCTACATCAATTGAACCAGCTGTTCCATCCCAACCATCAATGAATCTATCAGAGTCGGTACCATCACCAACATCAACATCCATTGAACCAGCTACAACTGCAGTTGTTATTAGAACTTTAATATCTAAAACATATGAGCCAGCAGGAACATTAAACACCGGATATACACCAGCTGTTGATGTTAAATCTAAAGAATCAGATGCATACCATTTAGCATCGCCGTCTATAGCATTATCAAACTTATTTTGTCCATATAATGGATTAGCCATAATATACCCCCTTATTTCCAGATAGCGTGAGATTCAGGTATAGACCATTCCATCCCAGCTTCAGTTAAGATTAAATCTACTCTTCTGTCGACCCCAGAGTTTTCGAGTGTTTGTACACCTACGTAGACTGAAGTGTCCCTATTAAGACCATTTCCTACAAGAGGTCTATAAGCACAATTCTTCATATTTATACCAAGAATCTTGATATCGGTTCCATCTAAGTGAATATTTCTAGCAACATTCATATCACCATAAGGTGTTGAGAATGTAGTAATATCTACTCCAGCAACTTTCTTTTTGCCAGTCATAGCAAAATCAGCTCTGAAGTTTGGAGATAGTTCTAGATTATTCTTAAAGTAACCACCAAGTTTATGCATCCAGTTATATACGCCTGTTGAACAGAAGTATACAGTAGCTGCACCACTGTTATATCTTGGGTCTAAATAATTAGACATATCATCCAAGAAATCATCAGCAGTTTTAGTAGCTATATCTAAACTAAATGAATTACCATAGTTTAAAATATAATCAACTGCACCTTGTGTAGTTATATGTGTTTCACTTTGAGAACCGAATAACAATGAAGATTCCATATCCCATTTATGTTCAATCAGCTTTTCTTTCCAAACACGTGACCATTCATTGCCTTCATATTTTAATGAAGTTGCACGAGCAGTGTTTGTCATAGCCATAGCAGTTTTCCATATTTGAGTACGCCCATAATTTGTACTATATGGTTGGTCTTTCCATGTCTCAGGATATCCACTTCCTTCAGCATGAGCTGAACCAACAACATAACATTTAAATGGGGCTAAAGCCTCTTCACCTTCAGTTGTAGTTGCTGCACCGTTAGATATTGATAGGGGTATACCCATATAGAATCTACCAGCATCAACACCTTTTACAACAGTTCCAGTTACATTTTGATAATTACCACTAGCAGCAACATTAGTAATCTTAATCACCTGATAGTCTACTACTGAAGATGCACCAGCTAGATTGTTTGCACTAGCTACGGGCACTTTAAGTAGTTGGCCTTCTAATAAGAATTTAGGTTCTGTATTAGCATCACCTTCTGCATAAGAAGGCGTTTGCCCAACTCTATTTGTGAGATTACCTTGATTACTATAATCAGTTCCGAATTGACCATAAAAAGTATCTTCTGCTGCATCTTGGTCATTACATGCGGCTGCATCACTTAATGCAACAGCAAATGAACTTCCTGCTGATTTCATGTAACAGTATCTTTTATGATAGGAGCCTCTCTTTTCAGTCGATTTGAATTGAGGGTCATCCGTGGGTTTTTTACTTACTTTTGACACAAAGCGAAAAAAGGGGTCTTGAGATATAGCCAGCTCTGAAACTCTGTCACCAAAGTTATATTTACGTCTCAGATTACCAGTATCAGCAACACCGCCTGACACAGGAGTACCTGGACCATTTCCAGCCGATACACCAGCAACACCCAATTCACTTAAGTCAACATAATCGTTTAAAGCCATTTCTAACTCCTTTATGTTTTATTTGGGTTTAAGTCAGGTTATGGCTCAAATGCCTTAACCTAACAGTTCTTCGATATTTCCATCTGAGTTAAGTAGTGCATCAAATACATCGTCATTTTGACTATTTGGTTTCCCAGCATTATTTGAAGCACCTTGGCTGGTAGGTATATCTCGAACATTTTTCATTTGGGTTAGCATATCTTTTTTAGTTGCATTAGCTACATTTTTATTTACATCACCTTGTTTCATCAAAGTATACATATCGTCAAATGTAATGCCTCTATTTTTAAATCTCTCCTGAGCTTCATTAGAAAAAGCTTGAAACTCTTCCTTTGTCATATCATGCTTTTGAATAAATTCTTCAGCATGCTGTTTAACAGATTCAGCATATTGTGCTTGCTGATTTTGCTGACCTTGCTCTTGTAAGATTTGATTTGCTTTTTGGTCAACTAGATTACCAACCATAGAATCAAATACTTTTCTTGAATCTGATTTAGGGTCATTAATCATGTCGTCTTGATTAAATTCAAAATCATCATCTAACTTTAAATTTTTCTTAACGTCACCATTTAGTTCACCTCCATTTTTAAAATACTCTCTGACATGACTAACCAAGCCACTATCCTTTTTCATCGCGTCTAACACTGGAACGAAAGGTTTCAACTCATTAAGTTGGGCTCTCAAATTCTGCGCTTCACGACTGGAATCACTATATCTTTTTTTCAGATTATCTAACTCAGGGTCTTCTGAACCTTGTGATACCGATGCCTCAGTTTCTGCTGTTTGATTGGAGCCCTGATTATCAGGGGTTACCGCAGTTTGTGTTTCTGGCTTTTCAGGCTCTTGGACCATGCTATTAACACTGTCTTCAAGAGCGGAAAAGAAATCATCACTTTCGGAGCCAAGAACAGCATTATCTACTGCTTCTGGGTTACCTTGTATGTTTTCTTCATTATTCATAGTTTTTCTCCTTTTTCATGAATATAATATAAATTTAATTTTCTGTATTCTCCAAACCTTTATTTGAATTTTTCATGCTTTCTTGCATTTGCTTTCTTAAATGTTTTTGCATTGCTTGTGTTTCAAGCCTTTCTTTTTCAATAGTAGACTTAGTATCATGAGTCTTTTTACTAACCTCAACATCACCTTGCATAATTTTATTCTTAATACCAGCTTGAACAAGTTGTCTTTCTAATGTTTCAATAGTCCCAGCTTTATTTTTAATATCTTCATCCTTAGCTGCAACTTGTTGTTTCAATTGAGCATACATACTTTTACGTTTAACAATTTGTTCCTTATTTTTTATATCTGTTTCAGATAAAACAGCTATATCGTCTACAACTCCAAGTCCCATTAATTGCTTCAATTCTTCTAAATAAGCCCATCTATTAATAGGCAATGTAGAACCAGCAACTATTTTAATATCAAATTTAGCAGAAGCATAATCTTTCCATTTTCCAATAGCCTCTCCTAAATTATTATACATAGGCACATTAATTTCAACCTGTTTATCCTCTCTTATAGCATTAGGTTGAACTATTCTAAATGTTTTATGAGCTGTATATACAGATTGAGAATATTCCTTTACTACATGCCCTAATTGTTTTAATGCAGGTTCAATGCAATGTTTCATCCAATATTTAATTCTTCTTGTTCCATATTCATCCATAGCAAGCATACCTTTATAAGGCATATCCTGCGTTTGTCCAGTATCTCCCATTTGAGATGAGAATATACCAGCTAAGTATTCCATATCCTGTTTACCAGTTTGTGTTAAACTAAAAAATGCATTGTTTAACTGAAATGGTTGTACAGGCGTAGGAGGATTATATCCCTGCCTCATAGGAAGTAAAGCTCCTGGAGCAGAAGAATATTTTTCCCAATAATCTGTATCTACACTTCCCTCTTCATACATCCATCTCAATGATGAACCAAGAGAAGCATTATGTATCATAAGTTGATGAGCTTTATTAATTTCCCTTTGTTTTCCAATTAGCGGAGATACTGCTGACATTGGAAATGGAGTTCCAGTCCACTTGTAATGAAATGGAATTATAGGATATTCAGATACAGGTAAGTGCTTCATATACAATGTCTTATCACCCACTACACAACATAATTTTATAGAAGTTTTATGAAATGGAATAGCTTCAACAACTCTCCTTTTAAATACATCATCTCTTAACAATATATCATATTCCTTTTTACTTATAATTTTATTATCAACCTTAGAAGCTTCCTCTTGCAACTGATGTCTGATTTGAACCGCAATAGACTCTATCTGCTTTGCCATCATTTTTTGTTCTTTTTGTAATTCAAGTTCCATTCTTTCAGGCAATATTTTTCCTTCCTCTACACCTCTCTTCAATTCTAAAGAAGTCTCCTTTAACTCTACCTGCATCTCAACTTTTTTCTGCTCTACAATAGTGGCTGCTTGCTGTTGAATTTGTTTTATCTTTTCTTTATCAGGAGGTACCTTATAAAAAAGATTAACAAAAGGAATCTTTTCTTTTTCATATAATTCAAAAAACTCTATAAGTTCATTTTCTTCCTCACTATACAAGGAATTATTCCCATTCATTTCTTTATATCCAAAATCATGTTGACTCATATCTTTATTTTTTTCAGAATAATCATCATATTCAGATTCATTAGAAGATGCTGCCATAATTTTTCTCTTGTTGTCAGGGAACAATTGGACTAGGTGTCCTTTAGGCAGTATTTTGCGGATGAGAATATAGGCAGCATCTCTAAATAAAATATCTCTTGATTTATTATCTACATATATATCAAATGGGTCTGGTTGTTTGATTACTACTTCACCCATACCATTGTCAGCATCAGGGTCTACAGTGACCATTAAAAATCCAAGTGACTTTGTTACGGAATCATTTATAGCATTTGAAAGTATTGTATCTCCATCAGATAAATTCCATATATAATCAGCTATATCAGAAAACACAGAAGCAATATCACTATCACTACCTTCTGTTCCAACAGCTTGCCATCTAGGAGATTTTGCTGTAGCATAAAAATTAAGCATTTCTACCACAGGAATAATTCTATTAATAGTAAATGTAGGCATACCTTGCTCTTCAAGAGCTATCTTTTCATCATAAGTCATCTGATTATCATTAGCAAAATCATATCCTTTTTGATTTACATATTCCCACTGAACTCTATTATCAGTTTTTGAATATTGATATAATTCCCCAACTCTTTCTGCTATCTTATCTTTTCTTTTTGCCATAATTCTCCGTTAATTATTACCCACATTACCCACAATATGTACACCTAAGTTGGAAACTAACAACGCCATATCGTCACCCTATGCAATAACCCAAGATTTAGCTTGGGGTCTCTTTTTAAAAAATCTTCTTTCTTCCTTACCTTCTTCGTGTATACCTACAGGTGGATTAGCATACTTGCACGCATAAGCTAATGCATCAATAGTATCATCATGTCCCATACGAGGACCAAAAGTTATTATTTCATGCTCTAAATCATACTGGTCTTTCTTTAAATGTATCTGACCAATAGCAAATCTTTGAGCTAATATCTCCTGTATTCTATCACGCTTACTCATCCTAGTTCCTGGCTTTTCCTCCTTAAATCGAACAGAGAAATCATTTCTCCTTCTAGTCTCTGCTCGTAACGCTTGGAATACAGGCTTAGACATTGTAGTATCTTCTACAATATACAAACTAGGGTGAAAAATATCTGAATAATCAAACATATAATCCACTATACCTTTATTCTTTTCTCCAGGAATACCCAAAACTGGTATACCACGCTTCCTTAAATAATCAAGTACATAAATATTATTATCTGAATCTACAGCTATTACCATTATAACACTATAGTCAGCATCTCTTCTTGCACTATCTGTAGCTGGGTCAACACCAGCAAAAATATTTACAGGTTTTAGTTCTCCATCTATATTCAAAAAGCATATATCACTTTCTTCGTCATACTGAAACTTACCTTCCCAGTATTGAATATGTTTTCTACTAAACATTGAGTCATCAGCAGACTGAACTTCCATCATATATTCTTGATAAAATTTATATGGCTGACCTGAATCTGCGTAGAACTTCTTTTTACGCTCCATTTCCTTTTTACCAAACCAGCTATTCCATAGCATAGTTCCATCATCCAAAATAGCTTTCTTAAGTACTACATCCCAAGAAAATTCTTCACCTTGTTTGACAGACTTTTCAAAATTGACAATGAGGTTATTAATGAAACTATCGTAATGAACAGGTGTACCATTAATCCTAAGCCTACCAGTAGCAGGTTCAAGAGCAGGGAAAACAACAGCCGTAATAAGGTTGCTGTTCTTAGCTCTAGCTTCTGGGGTAATGGTGTTATTCTCGTCCTCGAAATCATCAAGAATTACCAAATCATATCTTTTATGAAGTTTTGCACCACCTCTTATACCAGAGATATTAGACTTTGAAATAAGTTTACAACCATTTGTTGTTTCTATATCTGTTTCTGTCCATTTTGTGCCTTTTAAACTACCGAAATAATACAAAATTCTTTCATTAAACTCCAAATGATATTTAATATAATCCATATTACCTGTCGCAAGTTTAGCAGTAGCAGATACCCATCCATAAAAGAGTGGTTCCTTAGTAAAACAAAAAGCTTGCAGTATATCACATTTAGTAAGAACAGTCTTACCGTGACCTCTAGGTAATATAATAGCTACTTGTCTTTTTTCTTTATCTGTAATATTATCTGCAATCTCATAATGAAAGGGAGGAGTTTCAGAACGCATAAAGTCATCCTGCAAGAACAGCTTACCAAAAGCAATTAAATCTTTCGATGCTAACTGTAGTGCCTCCTCCTGTTTTGATACATTATGTTTATTAATATTTGCCACGTTTAGATTTCTTTTTTCCTTTTTTAGTTATTCTTTTCCCTGTTCTTTTAGCATAAGCCTTAGCTGCTGCCTTGCCTTTCTTTGAATATGAAAACTTCTTTCCACCTACCTTAGGCATTATTTACTCTCTTTCTTAGGTTCTAAATCATCTAATGTAATTATATCATCCATTTATTAATCTCCCGTCAAATTTATCTATTACTTGTTGAGCTAATTCGCTTCTCCAATGTTTGCATCCCTTATCAACTACCTTAGATGGTATTTCTTTCGGCTTATCCCACCATGAGCAAAGACCAAATGCATTAATACCGCCTTTCTTGCGTAACCCGCAATCCCAGCAATTACTCACTTTTAAGTTCTTTAGGTCTTTCAGCTTCTTCAATCATACTATCTGTAAGCCCCTGAAATTGAACTCCAGTAATCTGTTGCACCTTAGCTGAATTCTTATCTTCTAAATCAAGTATATCAGCCAATTTAAATAAGGCCTTTAATTTAGTATCATCCTTTTCAGCAGTTTGAGCAACTGTTTTAATATCCTCAAGAACCATCTTTGCATCTATCTCTAGTTCATCTAGTACAGGTTTTAATTCTTCTTTCACAGCAGTTTTTATCCTTTCTGTCCTAATTAAATTTACAGCCTTCATTCTAGCATATTGTTTATTATTAGTAGGGAAAGCCTTAACATATGCGTCTTCAGGTGTTAATCCTTGCCCTAAATAAGTAACAAACAATTCCTCATTAGCATTCATCTTACGCCTATTAGCTACTACCTGTTCAGGCGTAGAATCTCCTCCAAAGGAGTATATATTAACCCTTCTATCTGTATCCATATAAGTATCTTTAAGTACTAGGAAGGTCCCTGTGCAGGTTCCTATATAAGCTCTTTCTCCATTCTTTCTAAGCATAGCTCCTTTACGTAGTATCTGGATAACACACTCATCATCTGTAAGTACCCATTCTCCTACATTACCCATACGCCAATTATTTACTATATTGACATGCGGGGGTACTTCTCTTTTACTTTCATATACAGTATGTTTAATACCCTTAACCTTGTAATATCTCACGCTTCTCCAACTTCATATAAAGAATCCATCATCCTAAAGTCTTCTTCATCAAAGTAATCCTCTAAGTAATCCCAACTACTGTCTATAGGGCCAGAGAATCCCTCCTTGTCTATAGTCTCGCATATGTATTCAACGCAATCCTTCTCCTCGTTGTAGGCTATCTCTAGCTTATATACTAAGCATCCCTTAGATAACTTCTTCTTCTTACTATCTATTTTACTTGACATATGATTCCCTTTAGCTATGTGAGCAAATCCTTAAGATTTGTGAACCACTACCTAAATAAGCTTACTGTAGCTTAATTACTGCTACAAATCAATTTAGTTAAAAATCAATTCAATATAAGTTATATACTTTTTTTTTAATAATCAATACTTTTTTTAAAAGCGTAAGTTACTGTAATACAAGGACTTATGAAAAAGACCAACTAGTCGGTTTAATTTGGTTAAGCAATCCTAAAAGGTTTGAAAAATTTGGGGATTTTAGTGTAGAGCCTAATTTACCAATGGGGACACCTGCAAAGCAATTTTTTTATTTGAAAACTCGTTATTTTTCATTTCATATTTGCTTTGTGCTTACTTACAACTTACATAGAAAGGACAGTCTTATGTCAAACAAAACATTTACTCCTATAGTCTCTGAATCATTACTCTCTGAACTTGATTGCTTTTATGCCTACCATAGAACTACCAAGCAAGCAGACGGCACATCACGAGATTACATTGTGCTTACCTCTCAACCTCAATCAGTTACTATGCTTGACGGTGTTGAGGTGCAAGCTTCATTTCGTCCTCCAACCTACGAGAAACCATCCAATATTTATTTAGAGGTTTCTGTAGATACTTTCAAATCCTTGATAGCACAGAATGATGACTCAAACATCTTTTGGTGCAAACAGGGATACAATGGAGACAACCATACTATCTTATCAGAAAAGAAATTTGCAGAGCATCAAGCACATTTCAACCCTGCTGAATAGTTACCATTTAGTTCCAATTAGTTCCAATTTAGGCTCTCTTCTTTCATTAGTTGAGAGCCTTCCTTACTATTGTGTTCGTTCGTTCCTCACTTCACAGTATCATTGATAGAGCGCATAAACGAACAATTAATATAAATAAACGTCAACCAAACAAGGAGACACAATGAGTTACGAGCTTAAAAAGATATTTGAGAGCTATAAACACTGGGTATTACACATTATTATGTCATTTGTGACACTTACCCTTGCTTTCA